GCCATGGCTTCTGACGGTTCTGGCGTCCAGTCATCCGGGTGCAGAGCCTCACCGACAGTGAAGGCGATGCGCTTGGCATCAGCGTTGTTCTGCGGAGTACTCTTGCGCGTGATTGTGCCTGAAGCGCCCAGCGCCTGGCGCAACTGTGACTTCACATGATCAGGAGCATCCTTCAGCACTGCAACCAACGCGTCAAGATCCAACTTCTGCTCTGCTGCCATCTCCGCATCAAGATCCACTTTCTTCTCTGCTGCCATTTCAACTCTCCTTGTATCGATTCAGTTTTTAACAAGAGAAGGAGGACACCCGAAGGCACCTCCTTCTCTTGATTTGGACTGGTTACGGCACCAAGCCCTGCAGGACTACGCCAACATGCCCCGTATTATCTGGAGCATAGCAAGCATAGCCAATAAGAGGTTCGGTTTCCGCATCCTTCAATTGCACGGCTCCTGTAACGCCATCGGACAGCGTCAGGTTGTCAGCAATCGCAATCGATCCATCTGCGAGGATGGTGGCGATTCCAGCGGTTTGGAACCAACCGTAATAGTTAGCGGTAAACGCAATCGGCGTGACCCCAGAAACAACATAATCCGTCCCGGCAGTAGCGCCCCGCACGTTATACCACAGACTACCAACAATAGCAAAATCAGATGATGTGGTTAAAGCAACCTTGATTGGATCAAACAGCTCAATGTCTACTTTACCAGCAGTCGTTTTACCTGTTGCACTATTGCTCTTGATGCGATACTGGATGCCTTCCCCGTCATCATCCGTAATTTGCAGCAAAGCACCGGCATAATCATTTGCGCTTATGCTTGCAAGGGTTATCTGGACTTTTGAAGAGCCAGCGGCGGGGCTATAATCGCCAGAAGCAGCGATTACAATATCATCCGATTCGACCAGAGCAGTGGCCGACACATCCTGTGAAACCAGCAAGCCTGCATTGACAGCAGCAGCCGTGTATCCGTAACGAAAGCACCGGCCATCTGCAAACTCCAACTTCTCACCAATAGCAAACTTGGCAGTCGAGGACTCTGTATAAATACCCTGGCCAGCTCTGCTGCCAGTTCCATCACCACCAACACGATTGGTGATGAAGTTGTGATTCAAATAACTCATCATACATCCTTTCCCCTATGGGCAGGGTAAGAACCCCCATTGGCTTGGGGGCAAGGGTTTATGCCAGGTCGTACAAGAGGCCCTGACGACGACGATTGTTGGTGACCAACTGGCCACCAAATACCACGAACGCAGCACGGGCAAGCTGGTTGCTCGGACGCTGGAACGGGGTCTTCGAGAAGTTGCGGCCAGCCTGCACCTTCAACTTCAGATACTTGGTGTTGAGGAAATACATACTGTCAGTGACACAATCCCGATCAGCAATCAGCGGTGCGCCACGGAACGTGACATCGCCAGTGACACCAAGATCTGCCTTCCCCGCGCCAGTAAAGCGGGTATGGCCTGTGCCTTCAAACACGGCCTCGTAGTTCCCGTAATGGGTATGCGAAGCAACGAGAAGGGTGGGTTTGTCATTGCCCTCAGAAACCGCATTCCACATCTGGCCCATGGCCAGAATGCCGGTGTACTGATCACCGATCTTGGTCAGGAAATTGGTATACGTGGCCAGCATTTCACCCGTACCAGCGGTGAAATCGCCGCGCTTGTTGTCCCACCACGTATTGGAGGTCTGCGAAATGCCACCCAGCGTTGTGCCGGTTGACTCTGCACAAATGTCCTGCAGGCCAAGCATCGACTTACCGGACTGGGCGAGGTGGATCGAAGCATTGATCGTATCAAACGACTTGGTCATGGCCTGCTTGGCCTTGGCCGTAATCAGTTTGACCGATCCAGACTTACGGGACTCGTCGTCTTCAGTGTCAGAAATAACCACTGGGACGGCGTTGTAGCGGAACTGATAGAACGCGGCTGTGATGCCGTCGTTCGCGTTGGTGGACAATACGTCGTAACCGTCGAACCACTCGGACGATCCAAGACCGTACATCAGATCTTCCTGGATCTCCTTGCCACCGGTTTCAACTTCCATGACACCCGAACGCTTGAGACGATCTGTCGTCGGATAGCTGTCGGAGATGTTATCCGTCAGCCGCTTCCGATGCGACCGCATCGTCAATGTCCAAGCCGCGTCCCAGGTTTCACTGGTGGTTGCAGCAGCCATAATTGGAACCCCTGTCTATGGGAGCAATCGCTCCCTTTGTTGGCGTTGTAGAGCTACGCCTTCAAACCCAGTGCTTCCAGCTTTGAGGCAAGCTCTGCTTCGGATAAAGCACCCGAGCCATTATCAGCAGCAACAGAGGGAGTAGACGAGGCATTACCAGCAGCGTTGCGCCGGACGCGCTTCTGGCCAGCCTGTAATTGAGCAGACTTCTGGCCAGAAATTCCGGTGAGCAACTCGTACGCTTCAGCAGGCGTGTAGTTCTTTCTCGTCGCCGGATTCGGCACAGCGGTCAGGGCGTTTACCTGCGCCTGATACTGGTCGATATCCGGGTATTGCCGACGAGCGTCCTGTGCAGCGGTGTTCTGTGCCTGCGTGGATTGCTGGACAATATGCACAGCAAGCTGGCGAACCGCGTTCGTCAACTGCTCTACCTGTTGTCCCTGCGTTTCCACTCTCTGACCCACGTCGGTCTTAACGACCTCGCGCATAATATCGAGGGCACCTTGCTCGTCGGGGCCGAGTCGGGCACGAACTGCTGCGAAAGGATCTTCCTCCGGGGAGGTAGCATCCACACGCGCACTCAGATCGTTCTGCTGGTTCTGCAACGTCGCCATCTGCAAGCGTTGCTGCAGAGTCTCGTTCTGCCGTCGCTGAGCGGCCACTTCCTGGCTCTTCTGGGTATAGGAACCCTTCAGTTGCCGGGCCATTGGCCTTAATGCTTCGGGAATAGACTCCAGGTCAGCATCGATGTCGATGCTTGCTGGTCGGTCTGGTGCGCCCGCTGTGGTCGCTCTTCCTGCAGAAGTAGAATCCGATGAAACAGAGCCTTCAATGGTCGGTGCTTCGCTCGGGGACTCAAGGTCGGCCCCCAGATCGATCACTTCACTGTCGGCTGTTTCTTCGGTCGTTCCACTATCTTCAGAAGAGTCCATTTGGACGGCTTCAGTCATCTTATTCTGTCCTTATTCGCCGTGCGGGTCACCGACCCAGTTTGGCAATGTGGAGGAAGGTCCGGGATCAGATTTCTGATAGCACCTGGAACCGCCCGTAGGATCAGACGATTCCTGCACATCCAGTTCCCTCATCAGGCGCTGCTTGTGGCCGTAACTCTCGACCACAACGCCCAGACCCGGCTCGAACTTCCCATACATGGACGAATGCGTCGCATGGATGAAGTTCTGTTTGGGGTGGGCAAACACCCTGTTGGCCTCGCTGCCGCACTCAACGCACGGCCGGCAAGGCGTGACCTCGCTCCTTAATGAAAAGTAAACATCAACTTCCACGAAACCGCAAGTAGAACATTTGTAGTCCTCCATTCGAGGCATGTCAGATACCCTTCGTTATGCGGGACAGGAGCCGCAGGCTCACGTCCTTCTGATGGTCACATCGATAGTCCCTGTCAACCATCACCTTGTATCCCGCCTCAGTGACGCGCTCACAGAAGTGGAAGTCCTCTCCCTTGCCGTCACGCATCTCAAATCGAGGCTCTTGGATCGCCTCGACCAGCTCTTTTTGCAGCACCATACAGCCACAGCCCACGGCATCGACGTTGAACAGGCGCTCTTTGGGCCAGCGCCGCTGGGGGATCGGCGCGTAGTTCTTGTCTGGCATTCTGAACCAGGTGTCCCAGACCAGTCCCTCCATCGTCAGATGCTGGTAGATGCCGTTGAGACAGGGAAATTCGTCGGCATGCTCCAGCAAATTCAGGTTCTTCGGCGGTACCGTATCCGCATCGACCATCCACAGGTGGGTACAGTCGCTGTGCAGAAATTGTTGGCATATCTGGTTCCTGTTCTCGACCACGCCCCAGCAGGAGCAGTGGATGTCAATGTCCGCATCAGGCATTTCTCTGGCAAACCACACCAGCCAGCGCGTCAATTCCCTGTCAATACCGTCGGCAGTGGGAATTCGCAGAAATACCTTCAAATCTCTCTCATTCAGTTCTGATTCCTGTCAACCACAGCACCGGGCTGTGAGATTCTCTGGGCGTTCGAGCGTACGGCCGAGTTGACCGAGCCGACGGTCTGCTGCACCTGGCTCAAGGGCGAACCAGTGCCCCGGCCGTCGCCACCGATACCCTCAATCTTGCCAGTGGGCTGGGTCTGACCGCCACCCCCTCCGGCCTGGGCCTGGAAGGCTTCCTGATGCTCCTGCAGATGCTGCTGTATGGTTTGCATAATCTGCTGGGCCAGCATCTGGTTGGCCTGGGCCAACTGCTGGAACTTCGGATCTTCCGGCAGTTTCTTATGCACTTCAGCGTGGGTTGTATGCTGCTCACCCGGATGCACCCTCACCTGCTGGCCGCTCATCAGCAGCAGATTCTCATACTGAGCAGCCCGCTGGGCGTCGATTCGGGCCGCATCCCCGATGAACTTCTCCATATTCGGCACCCGGAAGCTCTGCAGCACATGGCGCAGAACTTCGTTCCGGGGCACCTGCGGGAACTGCATGAGCCAGGTTGCCAGCGCGAGGGCATCTTCCTTCTCGATTTCCTCAAACATCGGCTTCATCGACGCCGCCTCGACCTCGACGGTGAAACGGGCTGCCATCATATCGCCCCGCACCGCCTCGAACACCGGGTCGTTCTCTGACTCTGCGACGTTGATCAGGAAGGCTTTCGGCTCATAGCGCACATCGCTGATGATCCTGGCGTAGTTGTAGGCCAGTTCCTTGTACACCTGGGCCACCTTGCCCTGCATCCAGTCGCGGTTCAACTGGCCGAACGAGGCTTCCAGTGCCGCCTGCGTGGCGGTGCGCCGGGGACCGCCACCGGAGGTCAGCGACGAGACATTGAGGATCTGCTCCTGGTAGTTGCGATAGTCCGACTCCAGGCCCAGTTGATCGGCCGGGGGCGTGGCCTGCGTCATCTCTGAGAAGGAGTTGTGTACGTCGTCCACCCAGATGATCTTGCCGTCCTGGGCCTTGTCGATATCGTCACCGATATCCGGATTGTTGGCCTGCTCTCCCTTGCGGCCCAGGATCGTACGCGAGTTGCGCTTGATGCCGTCGGCCCGCCGGGTCAGCGACTCGACAATGCCGGCCTGGGTGTCTTCGGCGTAAGCCATGACCGGCAGGCCGTAGAACTCTTCCGGGGTATTGTCGTAGGTCAGAGACGTATAGGGCGTTCCGTTCATCACCAGGAAGCCACCCTTGGGGGTGAAATCGTCGGTGGCGACCATCTCGCCGGTAAGCGGGTCCGGTGCCATGCGGGTTTCCCCGGCAAGGAACGGATGATCGATCTCCAGCACCGGCTTCTTGACGCCCTGTGCGAAGATGTACTGTT